ACCCCTAAGGCTTCCATTAAGTGTTACTGTCTCACTGATTGTTGTTACTAAGTCTGCCATAATTTTATAAATTAATTGTTATTTTAAATTTTTTCCATCCTATTTCTATTGTTACCCATCTTAACTTGCATTTCATTAATACCCTGCACCTAATGTTTGAACAGGTATATTGCAAGTCTGAAAGTCGTTCTGTACTAATATTCCAATATTAAAAACAAAACCACAACAAAGATTATCAAACCTTTCTGAGAAAGGCTCTAGTGTGAATTGGTCTTGCGTAAAGTATATAGGGAAATTAATATCATTCACTCCGTCTAAAGATTGACGTTCACTGTGTCTAAGCATTCCTATAAAGTCTGTACAGATTTGTAGTGTTTCATTAAATACATCTTGTTCATTACTTAAAGTCTTGTATAGCTTTGGAAAGTTAGCGTCTGCATTATTCTTAGTCCAATTATCCTTTTCTGTTACCATATCCATAACAAAGATTTGAAAGTTATACGTTAGCTGACTATCTCCAGTTGTTACTGATGTTGGATTAATATGAAGCAATGGGAACTTCTGCATCTTTTCTAGATTAATGTCAAACACATCCCCTACTGATGTTGATTTAATTTGTTCGTGATACTCGCCGAGTCGTAAAAGTGTATTAACGACATTGTTGTAAGTTTTATTTTTAACCATTTCTTTTTACTTTATTTTGTGAGTTCAAATCTGTTTCATAACTTAACCAAGTCAAACACTCTAAAAGACTTAGATTTGTAATACTTTCTAATTTACTTATGTCCTCTCCGCACAATCTGTGCATTACTCCGAACCATCCCCATTTACTAGCAAAGTCATTACTAGCTATTGCGTCTTCGTTTCCTTCAGCCGCTCCATCAAATATAATGGCAAAATCTCTGACAATACCTTCCCTAAATGATAAAAAAAAACCAATGCACTTTGCACTTGTTCCGCTGACATCTTTTTCATCTCCTCCGTCCGCATTGTTATATCGCCGTCATAAGCGTCTATTATGTATATGTCGTTCTTCTTTAATTTTACAGGTCTATATAGTACAGCCATTAACTCAGGAAGATTTGATTCTATTCCGTTCTTAATAAACTGCTCTACGTCGGCATACTCGCCTAAAGAAATTTTATCAAGGTCAGGCATAAATCCGTATTCAACATCATTGATTTCTATTATCCTTTTAAGAGTTGTATCTTGCTTTGCTTGAAGCTCTGCTATCTTACTCATTATAACTGCAACATCTGATAAGGCTAGTTCCTTTATTAACTTCTTAGGAATGTCTGATAGTGCTGCTATTGTTTCAGTAGCTTCTTCTGTCTTTGTACCTGTTGCAAAATCTACTAATTTAAGCCAAGTTTCTAATGTAACATCTGCCCAACTATTAATAAGCTTGAACTCTTTTACTTTGCCTTCTTTTTTAATTTTAACTTTCATACACTATATAATAGAAATTTATTGTTTTTAGTTTACTGAACAAAATACTTTCCTGCATTTGGATTGTCTAGGTGGTATATAATGTTGTAACGAATACCATCAATTGCGTGGTTGTAGTTATCTACGTAAAGCTTAGAGCCTTTATCTGCATAGACATAGTTGTTTAACTCTTTAGCTATGTTCGTTGATTCAGGACTTACTATAAGCTGATAGTCTTGCATCCTAGTTATACCACTTTCAATCGTTCCTTTCTTAACTGCTTTAATGTTTACTCCTAAGTGCTTAAGGTCTGCTATTAGTCTAGGCTCTGCACTATCTGCTATAATTAGTTTACCCTCTACTTTGTCTAATATTATCTTAGCTAACTCTTGACTCTTTAATCCATTTCTGTAAAGGTGTTCCTTTAAATATATCTTCTTATGTTTCTTGTCTATTGCTACTTCAGTAAGTGAGTCAGGGTCAATACTAAAACCAAAGTCCATTCCACAAGAAGTCTGTAAGTCATCAGGATTAAATGCACCTATAGTCCAATTCTCAAAGACTACTCCTTCTGCCTTTGCTAACCATCCTCCCATTATCTTATGTGTGTACTTTTTAAAGTTAGTATGCTTTATGCTCTTAATACGCTCTAGGAAGCTATCAGATAGATTAACTATATTATCTAGGTATGTACTATGGATGTAGCATACATTGTCTTTAATACCATTAAAACCACCTTCAACGCCTTTGTCTTCAAAGAACCTCTTGTATATCCAATGTTCCTTAGTTACTGGATTTAATACTAATATGATTCTATTCTGCACTTTCTTTTCTCTTATACTTAAGTCTATCGTGTCAAAGATGTTTTCATCTACAAGTTCTTCAGCTTCATCAAGTACCCAAGTTGAAATACCTTGTAATGACTTTAGACTAGCAGTCTGATTACCTGCTGATGTCTTGATACCTCTAAATAAAATGTCTGATTTGTTTCCTAAGTTTATTACCTCTGCTTTGTTTACACTAAAGGTATTGTCATATCCTAAGAGTCCTATCTTCTCTAAGAACTCAGGTATGATTGACAAGTGAGCTGAGGTCATTGTATAACGTGTGAATAGTACTCTAACATTCCTAGACATAGTTAAGAGCGTAAGAAAGACTGTAACTGCAAAAGACTTACCACTACCCCTACCTCCTGTTATGATAAAGTATCTAGCATCTGAATTAAATAGTGCTGTGTATTTATCGCTAAGATTCAGAGCTTATAAAGTTTATTAAAGGTACATTAAGACTTTCTTCATTAGTAGTTACGTCTACTCTTTGCTGTGGCTTACCATAGAAGTATTCAAAGTATAGCTTGACTGCCCATTGTTGCTTTTGCTTTATACCTTCTTGTAAAGCTTCAAGTGCTATTCCACTCATTGGTGTTAAGTGTTCTATTAGCTTTTGTTCTTCTGCTTTTCCTTTACGCCCTGCTCCTTCTCTTTTTCCTCCGTGTTCCATTTTGAAATAATTTGATTAATCAACTTGTTATATAATAGAAATTACTCGTATTCGTTTGGCAGCATTAGTCTGATACCCAAGTCAGTCATAGCCCACATTCTTATTTGGTCTGCATATATCTCAAAGGCTTTGCTATCCATTCTAGCTGTAGACTTAACTGTTTGTATTGCTACTGTTCTATCGTTTAGTTCTATACTATTCCATTCACTTGAAAACTTGACCTTTAGTATATCGTGTATCTCATCAGGGTAATAGCCTAGTTCGTTTGATAGTGTCTGTACTATACAACTCCAATAATAGTTATTCTGCATATTGCTTCTTGTGTTTCTTTTTTTCTTTACATCTACTAAATAGTTATTCCCTAATTCCTTTAAATAGTTTATCAGAGTTTGCTTATCTTTATCACACTTTATAACGAACTTCAAAATAATTCTTTTTGTGGTTGTTTTTTGTTTATCCTTTCGGTCGCTATGTTAAAATACTTTTCATCTTGTTCAATTCCTATAAAGCTTCTGTTTAGGTTTTTGGCTGCTACCCCTGTACTTCCTGAACCCATTGTGAAGTCTAAAACTGTTTCATTCTCATTAGTATAAGTTTTTATTAGGTACTCCATTAAAGCAACAGGTTTCTGCGTTTTATGAAAAGTCTTACCCTCCGATTCTGCTGTTTTAAAATACATAACATCTCTAGGATATCTAGCACCTTCTGACCTTCCTTCTGACTGATTATAGTTACCATATACATCATCTTTTGATTGCTTCTTCCTAATGCCTTTATTGTAAGCTTTACCTTTAGACATTTGCGGATTGTAAACCGGCTGCTTCTTATAGAATACACTGATATTTTCCTTTGCTCTTAGGGGTTGTTTTTTAGCATTTAGAAAGTTTGTAGCCTTTGACTTCTCCCACACCCAGTCATATTTATAGTTTTTAATATTACTCATCCTTAAAGCACTGCTAAAAGGCTCAGAACCAAATAACACAATAGCACCGTTCGTTTTAATGATTCTATTCAGTTGCTCCCACATCAACTCAAAGTCTATTACATTATCCCATTTACAAGCTGTTGTTCCGTAAGGTGGGTCTGTTATAATAGCATCTATACTTTTATCAGGAATAAACTTCATTACTTCAAGGCAATTACCATTTCTTAAGTCTATCATTTAATCAAAGGATTCATTGATTCCCCTTTCTCCTACTAGCTTTTCTTTTGCTCCTGCCCATAGCTTATCTCTATTCTTAGTTAGACTAGGCTCTGTTCTTTGAAGTGTTGGTATTCCTTCTGTCGGTTCGCTATCCATATACTTACCGCATTCACATTCTGCTTCTTTTGCTACCCAAGCACCATCTCTGTAGACTATTGTAGCTTTAGATAGTTCTTTAGTCTTTCCACATTCGCAAGTGTATAGTGTCATCTCTTTAGCTTATCAAGTTCAAACTCTAAGTGATTAATTGCTTTCTGTATACACTCAATCGGTGATTTGTGCTTACGATTTGCTCTCATCAAATAACTGCA